ACACCAACATAGTTCTTTTCCATGTCTCCTTTCTTAGCGCCTAGGAAAGGTGTTGGTTTCCAAGGCTGATTGTACATGTACGGGAACTCGAGGTCGATATCCATGATGGACCGGATATCATGAACCTCGTTGAAAACCTTCGTACGGTCAAATGTTCCAGCATTGTCAAGCGCGCCCCAAGGGACGTACGAGACTCGCAGTCGCCCCGAATGAAAGGGTGTCTTAAAGAATTGAATTCTATACTTAAGAGAACCCCTCCACATCGCGGCACAGGAAGTCAAGTAAGAGAGGTAAGTCTCAAACCGAAACCTGCCAGGATTCTCCTGGACTGCTTGGCTGAAAACAGTTTGACAGTACGAAGGGTCAACGGGAATCTGCATCAACACTTTCCCAGGCGCGTCGCCCTTCGCAAACTTAAACCACTGAAGTGGGCTAAATTTGGAAGCGATAACGGCTACCGACATCTCATCGTCGGTTGTATTGAAAACTTCATGGGGAATCTTAATGCTATTTTTAGGATCCAATGCGAGCACACGAGCGTCCGAAGGGCCGTTTGAATTGCCCATAAAACGCACATGTGCCGGCTGAATGTTCTTCGTCACATCCGGATTCACGGGTTTAGACCAGCCAAAAGAGGCAGCCAGGTTGGCAGCTGTTCCCACTACTTTAACAGCAGTGTCAGCAAATTCATCCAACCCAGGTGCCTCTCCGACCTGTTTCACCCCTCGCAGTTGTTTCGAAGCATTCATGAAATCTTTGACATTAAACAACTCACTAGCGTTACCACTTTGGGCAGCGCCAGTGGGAAGGGTAATGTCAATATCATCCGCCCAAATCCAAATAGCATAGTCGACGTCGTCGGCCCCAGTTAGGGGTGAGAGGACCTCTATCCTAACAACACCCGCATTCCCGTAAGCATACGTGAGATCATAGTGAGAGATGATAGGAAAGAAGGGCACCTTTAATCTACAGGATGTGTCTTGATTACATCGGTAGACAACATAAGGTTTACCCATCTTTCCCGCCAAATGGACATCATTAGAGGGCTTCACAGTATTCTGTGACTCCAAGGGGTGGAAGTTCATCAGAAGACCTCCCGCATTGAACGGCTGAGCATTGACCTGCAGTTCAATGTGGAAGGTACATCTGAGGAACCTAAAACCCGCCAATTTTTCCTTGATGTACGGTTGTCTCACCCAAATCGCCGGAAGCTCAAAAGATGCCAAAGGTGCTCCACGACCAGATCCTTTCCCCCACGTACCTGTCCTAAACAGAAAAGGGCGACCCAGAAAGCCTTTCAAAGTGATAGCACTCTCTGTTTCAGCCCCACACTGCATCGTCTTAGGCACATCACGGGAAATTTGTCTGGTCTCCTCAGTGACTTGTCCATCAGCAATGAGCTTGGTGACATCTAGCTTGGTGGTCTGAATCCCATCAGCACCAGCAAACTCAGCGACATCAACGGGCTCATCTAAACCTGATTGTGCGACACCAGCATGCCTAGTCACCACTACCCTTGGTTCATCCTCATCATCTGAGGAGAAAAACCAATCGTCATCTCGGTATTCCTCAGCCTCCCCCTCGTGACACTCATCAACAGTGTCGTGTCCGTCACTTGAGGGCGACTTAGGAACCTTCGAGACTCCAACGGCTTCCTCCTCATCAGAACTAGAATCAAGGGTAGGCCGATCAGCAAGCCGCATCCAAAAATACGGTGTTTTTGTATCAGGATGACCAAGAGGCAAGAACATGGGTCGCCTCATTTTTTCGACCAAACTGGTGACAGCAGGATCTTCTTCTCTCTCCTCCTCCTTCTTCTGCTCCTCCACCAAAAAAGGTGGAAGCTCATCAATCTTCTCAGCATAAGCCATAGCCATGGCCGCTTGGTGTTCTTTATGCACGGGCGCCTTGTAATCACCTGGAGCTCCCCTGAGAGTGACCAGTGAGTTGACAGCACGATTAACGGACCGTACTGTATTGCTCACCATCAAATCAGTCGGGCTCCAGCCTCCTACTCGACGCTCCATCACATCAGTGTACACCTGCGACAGAGATAGGAAAGCTTGGGTCAATTCCTTGAAAAGCGGATCAGTTTCGTTGTGTTGTTGCATAGCGAGCGGACTTTCTTCAACCAGGGACTCACTCAAGCACTCCTGGTCTGCACGCCGGATAAGTAGCTTGGATTTTGAAGAGGGCACACACTTATCACTAGAGGTAAATACCTCTCCCTCTCCAGCTTGTGCATCACCTAAGTGAAGCAGGTCGCTGGGGCTCAGCAGGATTTGCTGCTTCGACTCGGACGGCGAATGAGTCGAAGCCCCGATCACGAGCATCTGGTCAGGTCTTTCCGCACTTACGTACCTGTTGTAATCCAGTTTTTGATAACCTTCATACGTCAGGAAACGTAATGGCGTGTGCATAGATCTGAATTCGAGCAGAGTCAAAATAATCGAAATGTTCATCAAAGATGGGTTTCGGATGTTGGCTAAGTTCGTAAATGGCGTCCTGCAGTACAAGCGCCGTAAGCTCATAGTCACCCGCCGACTTCGTTTTGTTCCAAAGAATCATATCACGAATCGTAGGGATGTCTAAGGGCGCACGGTACCTACACTGCATGGCGTCAAACACGAACTTCCGCTTCAGGAATTGGATTTCCGGAAGGGTCTTAGCTCTCACCATCTTCCCTGATTTGAGTTCGTCGGTATAGACCATACCAAAAATGGCATACATCTCCGTCATAGTCAACTGATTAAACCAGTCGATAATCGAAGCGGAGACGTTAGTCACGTCATCGTCGCCATAGTTGTTGTGGACGACGTAGTCATTGAACACATTAAGCGAACAGTGGTGTGGTGAGTACTTCTCCGCAGCAAGCAGAAAAACAACTCGCACCACTATCGAATGCACAACTGAATTCAACAACGATGTGAACGGACAACCCGAAGGCTGTCCATGTGTCCACATATACACCTTATTTCCGTTCACATGAACGGAATTGACAATCTCAAGCCAGAGGAGGGTTCTGATTTCCTTGTCCTTTTCTCCATAGAAGTCATTTACGATGTCCAAGACTTTCCAGATGACATCGGCCGGAAGAGAACCATCATAGTTGGTGAAATCACCAGCTATGACATGTGGTCCTTTCGACGTCAGTCGTCTGCCAAGTCGATCCCAGTCCTTACTGTACGGATTAATCCCCACACAGCTCTCCAGCTCAGTGTGATTCCTCATCATATGGGCCGCGAAACCATCAAAATATTGTCTCAGCAGAATAGTCATCACCATCTCTCCAACAGAGAAAAGGCGAGTCTTACCCTGATCAACCTTTTCGATAGGTCGCAACTCATCTTTCAGAGTATCCGTCCAGTAATGACCAAGACGTTCCCCGGAACGAAGTTTGGTCATCGCGGTTTCGTATTTTTCCAGCAACACAGGGTGGTCAAATCGGTAATCATCAGTTCCCAAGTATCCAGTTTTACCCTTCTTACCTGGGACATGTTTCCAACCATAACCACAAGATGTAGAGCGATTAATCGGCGGATATCTCTCATCACCCTCAATGCCAGCAATGGCCTCCTCAAAGGTCAACGTCCTTCTGTCGGATTCCAAAACTGACGAGCAGATCATCTGAGAGACATCATTTGCAGCCTCATCTAAGGCCCAAGATGGTGTCTTCAAGTTTGCAGCACACGCCTTCTTCATGGCAATCTTCATCGGCTCAAGAAATTGCTCATCTTTCCAGAAACTCCGGAGATAAGCTGGTTTCCTGAACGAAGGGCCATGAGTAGGCATGAGAACAGACTCTCGGATTCCACTTCGGCCAGAGCTATAAACACCGTTATTAACTTTCCCTACAGGAACAAAACCAGGTGCAATCGGTTCCGGCTCATAAACCAGGTGTCCATCAACAACAAGCTCAATGTCTGAATCAGCAAAAGCTTTTCCAGACAACTTGGAGTGCTGATGTTTCAACTTCATGTTTTTAAGCATGAAGTCGATCAACTCCTGATTCACAGCCGCAGCCGCTCCGTTGTAACCATCTCCGTTGTAACCAGCCATGTGAATAGCGAAAATCTTCCTCGGCAATGCTTTGTCGAAGGCGATACACAATCCGCCACAATCACCCGGCGAGGTCTCAACATCATGGAGATAGAAAGAACGAACCACCGTGGTAGTGTCCCTATAATTCAAGCCAAAGGGCTGGGTATTCATAGCTCTTACTCGTCGCGACTCGTAAACGTGTTGAAAAACGTTCTTGTGGTCAGGATTAATACCACAATTCGTCATCACCATCTTTTCAATCCAAGTGAGATCTTTATGTTCAGCCTTAGTCACAAAATATGGGACCAAGTTAACATGCATATGCACAGTTGGAGGAAATTCGATGAGTGCCACGTCTCGTTGTCCATACAACTCATGCTCATCTGGGACATAGTACAAGTTCAAGTCAGACGTCTCGAACTTGTAAGATACCCCACACGGAGCAATAATCGTAACATGGGCACCAAGATTCATGGCAATATGGCGATTTGTCATAGCAATCCTGCCACAAATGAAAGTGACCGTACCCTTCTTACACTGCCTATTAACATCATCTCCTGAAAAGAGGCAGTAAAGGTTACGGTATACCTTCGTACGAATTTCACCAGCATTCTGATCTGACCAAGCTTGGGCCGGTCCTTGGAATTTCGGGGAAAGGTCAACCACTGGAATAACCTCCGGAGCGTCTTCTGAAATACCAGCAGGCTGTGCCTTAGCACCACCACCAGAGTAACCTTCGCAAACCCCTGAAGGTTTTGCGGAGGCCTCTCCACCAGCGTATGCCTCAACACGACCAGAGGGCGATGCTTTCGCACCCCCCGATTGATAATTCTCAGAATCTCCAGCACGCATAACCGTGGCCGTTTCCTCTAATTCCACAGGAACCAGCGTGCCATCAGCCGATTCCACCATACCTTTCTTCATCTTCTTTTTGGCCGGTGTTGGAGACCAGAAGAGTGCAGAGAACGCAGGCGCCAAGAGCCACATAAACACTTTCATCATCAATCCCGCCAACAAGAAAGCAGTACCAAAGGCCAACACTTTACGAAAAATGTTGTACAATGGTCGGTTCGATGGGAGGTCATTGGGCGGGTCGAGAGGGTACCGAAGTACCTTCTCAGCCTTATAATAGACGCTCTGCAGAACCGATTTAAACTGCTGAATTGCCGTGGGACTATTCCGACAGCGTTCACGCTCTCTATGGCAACAGACTCGAACAATACCATTTTTCATCATACGAGCCAACTTGAACTCTGGAGGAGCGGCCTGGAAGATGATTCCGAGGAACACCTCACGCAAACCATGAAGTGCCTCATCCTCAAAACCAGGCTTCACCTCCAAACAAGTGGCATCCACACTAAAGTCCACAATCTTGCTCTCCCAACCAGGTGAACATGTCTGGGCCCGAAGGTCCATCCACCCCTTGAGGTCTTTGACACCCTTGTCAAACTCCTCGAGCATTGGAAGAACACTACTGATAACATTAATGTGGGATGGTAAACCAATCGTACGCCATGGTAGGAACCTATTAAACCATTGTCTCCAAGGTATGGGAGTAGGTTGCGTCATCTGCACCAGGCGATCTGCTGCTAGGTACTCGACGAACTTTTCCCAATGCTCTTCGGTCAAATTCTGTACGGCCTGGCTCGTTGTCGCCTTTTCCTCAGCTAACATCTCCACCTCTGTTTTGGTCTTCAACCTATACTCAGCAACAGCCTCATCAATATCGTCATCATCCTCAAAGGGATTTTCTGACTGTTGAGGCCCCTGATGAGTCACAGTTTCAGACTTCACAGAAAAGTGGACATCTCCAAGAGAAACCTTGGGAAGCTGCGAATTAGTCGGCAATTTTCCAGTCTTTTGCATAACGAGCTCCGAAAAATAAGAGGCACGGTCTTCAAGAATTTCAGCTCCAACCGATCGCTTATCCTTAAGAGCAGCAATCACTTCATCTCGAACCTGTTCAAAAGTCATGGGCGGACTAATAATCGCAAATGGATCAGAACCCTCAGTGGATTTTCGATGGAACACCCAGGCGTCGGTTCGCTTCACCTTCCCAGCTTTTACATCCTGGGAAAATTTAGCAACGTCTAAGCATTCCACTTCAGTTCCATTAAGATTCTTAACCACGCGATAGTTAGGATGCGCCTCTTGCAAGTAGCGCATATGCACACGATTATGGACAGCCTCGGGATTGGTGATACTCTCCCAATTATACGACTCTCGGTTGGAAGTCCAGATGACAACAGACGGTTCGAAAACTGCTGTAGCCTTTCCACTCAGATCTGCCATGGGCGGTCTCCACGGACCTCCATTGGTACCACGAATCTGTATCACTGGCTCAGGTGACGGATGTGAGATGGAATCTTTAACAGTTCCGAAATCATCGAAAACGACAATCTCAGAACCATTTTGAAAACCATCGAAAAACGCATTCTGAGCATAGCAATAGTAGACTTTGTTCGTGAGGTCAGATACATCGTGACATCCTCGTTCATTCAGAATATTACAATTCAAGTAATCCAACATAGCAGTCTTACCCACACCGGTTGGACCGGTGAAGTGGACCACCAATGGAGGAATCCTTGGCTTGAGTACTCCAAATCCGTTCACTGAAAACAGGTCACGGGCTTTTTGAACAAAGAGAGCAGCAGATGTAAAAGACCGCGTCTCAAACTGAGGTATCCGATGCGCATCCAAAATCCTTTGGATGTGAGAGGCCCGATCCGCCAGACTCTTAATTCTAGCAGATGTAACAGATCCGTCTTTCATCCTAAGCTCCAGATCCGGTGTGTTAATCTTCTGCACGTCTTCGACAAATTTGTCAATCAACGCGAATGGTTTAAAGTCAGCAGCATCATAGCCAAAAATGGCTTTCCGCGCAAAACCCATAGTCCACTCGGTAAATTTCTCAGAATAAGTCGAAATTTTCTCCACCGAACCTATCATATGGCCGACTCGTGAGAATCGGTTAATGAACTGGTCGATAGATCGTTCGGACGGCAGGCGACTAAACACCATCGCTGTCACAAAAGAAACCACGACAGTAACGCAGACCGACACAACAGTAAGAATAGACTCGATGGATTGAGCCAATCCTCGCAGCTTCTGCAGCAACATCTTGATTGCCGCTTTTAGCTTCTCAGATCGAATATTCTTAAGTAAATGTAGCGTGCAAATGGTCACATTCCCAACTCCAAATCCTCCATTGCGTAAGTGCAGGAAGAAAAACACTACCTCCGCAAAGATATCAGCCCAGTTCACACCGGGTCGCTCTTCTTGGATCTTGGCGATGAAATCCTCCACGAGCGGAATTTTGAAAATGTGCTCAACGTTAATATTCTGCGGTAGATTAAAGATTTGCGCCTCTCCAGAATGCATAAGCCGTTCTGTCTGATATTGAACTCGCTTTTGATGGCGAGTCATACCTTCGAAACCGGTTCGCGCATCCTCAAAGCACTCTTCTTCTTCAACCACTACGCGCTTATTCTGCTTAGCCTTCTGTCTGCGTTGGCACCTGGTCAGCCTAGATCGCGCATCATGGAATGCTTCTTCTTCATCACTCACACGCTTTGATACCCGTTTTCGCAGGTATTTTTGGCGTGCGAGCTCTTTAGAACCAGCATCTCCACTCTGAGCATACCCCATGTGTTTCGTCATAAACGGAACACCAGGGTAATAGACTTCACCATTAGCGTACGCATACATCCAACGAGTGGCTTTGTTGTGCTGCCGCATCTGGATCCACTTATGAAGATCCGACCCCATGCGAGGGCATTTGCGCATCATCACTTGTTCACTCTCGGAGGCACAAGTGGCAAGCTTTGGGTCCCAGCACAGAACCCATTTCTTGCGATGATCACGAGTACACGGCACCTTTACAAGATGCCACATAGGAGGATGTTCTGGATTACGCCACATCTTATAGCGGTACTTACGTACAGCCCGACGATCAACGTAATAGAATCCGTAATCCTGGTCGTAAGCCATTTGGTTGCAAATGTCGTGAGGAACATGATCACGTAATTGCTCAAATTGATTCGGGTGCGAAGGTGCAACATCGCCAGATGTTGCTGCCACCTCATCAACCTTAGCAAAAGTACGCGGCATAGTCCATTCCGCTATCGCCTCAACCTCGGCGAAGGGACCGACAAAATCAGAGAAGTCAAAAGTTTCTTGCGGTACAGGGAAAAACATCATGGGTTTGATATTGTTCAATATTGCCCGAACCCCAAAGGCAGTGCGTGACACATCCTAGGGGAATGCGCTAAAACATATCGCGTAAGCTCTATGTCATAGCCAGATCCTCTCACGTCATCGGGAGCAGCGTCTCAGCCTCACTCCGTCATCTAACACGAGTTTCAAAGGGGCGACCATGGCACTAATCGGGAATTTCA